GTAAACATTGGCAAATATCCTAATAGATTAATATGCAACTTGCATACTAATTATATGGAAGAGAAATATGACGGTATTACTCTAGAGAACGTCGATCATATGGACCACGTAATTGAAGCGTTTGAAGATATGATACAATCTTTCTATAACATATTTAACTGGCTGTGGTTCGATAGACGTGTTCAGAAAGTAAGTATTAGAATTGATAAACACGATACTTGGAGCATGGATGCTACTCTCGCGCAAATTATTTTGCCAATGTTAAAGCAACTACAAGCAACTAAACACGGCTCACCTTTAGTAGATAATATAGATGTACCTGAAGAATTGCACAGTACTAATGTAAAGAATGAATGGGGCTCAGATGATAACGTACACAATCGTTGGGACTGGGTTATGACAGAAATTATTTGGACATTTGAACATAAATGTCGTGATAGTTGGCAATCAGACTTCTATTACAACAAGTGGGATATGGAAGGTCAGAAAGCTCATCAGGCCCGAATGAATAACGGCTTTAGATTATTTGGTAAATACTATGAAGGCCTTTGGGATTAATGAACAACGCAAATTAGGATAACATAATGTTTACGATTGAAATGGACTGGGACGAAACAGCAATAACAATTCTGGATACGTCTGCACAGCACGAAGATCTGCAAGTTATTATGTACGACGATGTAGTTTATATAAGACAATGGGAAGATGATATTGGTCGTCATAACTATATAATAGTAACTCCTGAAATGATGCTAGCTTTACAAACCTCTTTTAAGCTTCCAGTTGGAGCATATAACATAACAGACACGCGAACAGGAGAAAAACAATGATCACTATTTACGGAAAAGCTAGTTGCGGTTTTTGTACGAAAGCTAAAGCTTTTGCAGACCAGCGTAAATTGAATTACGAGTACAAAGATGTTGGTATCAGCAAGGATACTTTATTCGAGTTAATGGATAGAGCTCCTATTAAAGTAAAATCTGTTCCACAAATTTTTATCGGAAAAGATTACATCGGCGGCTATAACGAGTTTACCAGATATGTTGAAGAAACTGGCTATAATGGCACTGGCGAAACATTGTAAAAAGTAGTTGACATTTGTTCTAGATATGTTATAATGGCTACATAAGATGAAAAGGTGAGGATACAAAATGTCGATGCATATGATACACGGTGTACAAGTACACGGCAAGTCTAAGTCAAAACCTAAGAAGTTAGATATGGCTAAGGTTGAATTAGAGTGGCGCAGGTACAATAAGGATCTCCGCCGCAATAATATGCATCGATTCCAATTCGAAACATTACAAGGTTACGTTGGATATATAACCGGTAAAACGCCAAAGGTAAAAAAGGAATTTAAAGAATATGAAGCGCCAAAATCGTATGTCTGCGACTCAAAGAAATATCCAAGCCTCAAGACGTCGGACGTCATACCAGAGTCTTGCGCTAGAAGAGAAACTACCCAATACACAGGATCTCTCATTGTCGGAATCGCAACAATGCACAAATCAAACGCAGTTCCCGTTATGCGAGGAACCGACCAAGCAGAAGAAATATCAAGAATGAGTAGCTAAATTATGATTAAAGGAAAAACACATGAGTGAATTGATTATGGACATTGTTGCAGGAACAAGTCCGTTGTATAAACGCGACTCTAAAGGTGGTGTTCGTACTTGGCGTGCTGAAGTTGCTGTTAGCAGTGCTAGTTACTTTTGGCGTGCTATTAGTGGTTTGGAAGATGGCAAACAGGTTGAGTCTGGTTGGAAGATCGTCGAGCAAAAGAATATCGGCAAAGCTAATGAAACATCCTTAGAAGATCAGGCTATTGCAGAGATGATGGCTGACTTCAATAAAAAAGCTGAGCGCGGTTACTTTAGGCTAAAAGCTGATATTGATAAGTTCGATAAGATTAAACCAATGCTTGCTTCTAAGCACGAAGATGCTAAATATGATTTTGAAAAGAATATCTATTATTCTCAACCAAAGCTAGATGGCATTCGTTGTATTGCTCGGCGTAATGGTCTGTGGTCTCGTTCTGGTAAAGAAATTGTTGCAGTTCCCCATATCGCAGAAGAACTTCGAGTATTTTTCGAAAAGTACCCAGATGCCATTCTTGATGGTGAACTATACAACCATGATCTTCGTGATGACTTCAACAAGATTACTTCGTTGGTTCGTAAAACTAAGCCAACTCCTGAAGATTTTGAAGAAGCAAAGGCTTTAGTAGAATATCACGTCTATGATATGATTGTTGCGCCAGATGACGCTGTACTCTTCATTGATCGTTGGCAATGGTTCTATATTCAAGGATTTGATCGGTGTGTTAAGGTTGTGAAAACTGATGCTATTGGCGACATTGAAAACATGGATATCGTATATGGCAAGTATCTAGAAGCTGGTTTTGAAGGTCAGATGATTCGTAAAGATGATGTCTACCAACAGAACAAACGTTCTAAATTCCTTATTAAAAGAAAAGAATTCCTCACCGCTGAATATGATGTTCTTCGTGTTGAAGAAGGAAAAGGTAATTGGGCAGGTCATATTAAACGATTTGCTCTACAGACTGAAAACGGACAAGAGTTTGGTGCTGGAGTACGCGGCAATCAAGCAGTATTAAGCGCTCTTTTTGAGAGTAAAGAAACACCTACATGGTGCACATTACGCTACTTTGCACCAACACCCGATGGCATACCACGCTTCCCAGTAGTTATTGACTGGGGTACCGGAAAACGTGAAGACTAACAAGGAAAACATGATGGACTTACGCATTAAGAATATTCTTAAAAACGAAACTCTGCGGCAAGAATTAACTTTAGAGCTTATTGCAAGTGAAAATTTTGCAAGTCGTGCTGTAATGGATTTAGCTGGTAGTGTATTTACTAACAAATACGCAGAAGGTTATCCAGGTAGGCGTTACTATAACGGTTGTGAAAACATGGATGATATTGAACAACTAGCAATTGACCAGCTTAAAGAAATGTACGGTGTAAATTTTGCTAACGTACAACCTCATTCTGGAGCTAATTGTAACACTGCGGTTTACCAAGCCTTTTTAAAGCCAGGCGATCGTATTCTAGGTATGGATTTAGCAAGTGGTGGTCACTTATCCCACGGTGCACCAGTTAATATTTCTGGTAAGATTTATGAATCGCATTCATATGGTGTAGATGAAAATGGCTTTCTAGATTATGACGCTATTATGGCTGCGGCGCATTATAGCCAGCCAAAGATGATAGTTGCTGGCGCTAGTGCTTATCCTCGCCAGATTGATTGGAAAAAGTTCCGTGAAATTGCAGATGCGGTTGGTGCATTACTTCTAGTAGACATGGCTCACTACTCAGGTTTAATAGTTGGTGGAGCATATGACAATCCTTGTGACTATGCAGATATTGTAACCAGCACGACACACAAGACACTCAGAGGCCCCCGAGGCGGCTTTATTCTGTGGAATGATGAATCATACACACGTAAGATTAATAGCGCCATATTCCCAGGTACACAGGGTGGTCCCTTGATGAACATCATTGCTGCAAAAGCACAAGCATTCATTGAAGCAAGTACACCAGAATTCAAAGAATACGCTGCTCAAGTAGTTATTAATGCTAAAGCAATGTGTGAAGTTTTCGAAGAGCGGGGCTTCCCAGTTCAAACAGGTGGTACTGATTCACATATTATCTTAATGGATTTGAGTAAGAAAGAATTGTCTGGTCGTGCAGCTGCTGATTTACTCGAAGAACACGGAATTACTGTTAATAAAAATGGTGTTCCTAACGATCCTCGAACATTCGTTGAAACAAGTGGAATTCGGCTTGGTACAGCAGCAGAAACTACACGAGGGCACGACGCAGCATGGTTTGCAGCTTTAGCTCATAACATTGCAGATATTCTAGAGTAAGGAGACCTATGCCAACATATGCATACAAGTGTGATGAATGTAATCACCAATTTGAAAAAATGCAGAAAATGAGTGACCAACCGTTAAAGCTCTGCCCATCTTGTAATAATGAGAAACTAAAGAAAATTATTACAACTTCTGGCGGTTTTGCTTTGAAAGGCAAAGGCTGGTTTAAGAGCGGCGGATACTAAGCTACATACCATAAATACCCTTACTATTACAATGTTGGGGTATTAAATGTGGCTTTATAAAGGTGAAGAATTCACTTCTGAGATGATTGAAGATTGGGTTGGTTTTGTTTATTTGATTACAGATAAATCTAATGGTATGAAATACGTTGGCAAAAAGCTACTTACTTCAGTACGAAAGCTTCCACCGCTCAAAGGCAAAACAAGAAGAAGGACCGTAATTAAAGAAACCGATTGGAAGAAATATTACGGTTCTTCTGAAGCTGTTAAGTTAATGATTGAGGAAAAGGGCGTAGATAACTTCCATCGAGAAATATTATATCTGTGTACTTCAAAAGGACAACTTGGATATTTAGAAGCTAAGTATCAGTTTGTAAACGATGTTCTTCTTAGGGATGATTACTACAACGGAATTATACAATGCAAGATCCACAGGAATCATGCCAAGAGTCTCATAGGTATGGATATTGATATGAAAGAAAGTGAAAATAAAGGTTGACATATGCTTTCTAATAGACTATAATGGTTATATAAATTAAATAGAAACTTGGAGAATAACCTAATGAATGTAACTCGCAAAAGTGTTCTTACCGGAAAAACCCGCACACGTATCATTTCAGTCAACCCTGAAGATCTTGCGCTATATGAGTCTGGATCTATCTCAATGGCAGAAGCAATGCCGTATCTTAATTCACAAGATCGTGAGTTTATCATGGTCGGTATTACTAACAGAGAATGGAAAAACGCGTTCTCAACTGAGTTAGCCGCGATTATTAACGATAAATTTGAGGCAATGTAATTTATGGTTCGTGATAATTATGTTTTTACAAGCGAAAGTGTTAGTGACGGTCATCCTGATAAAGTTGCAGATCAAATTTCAGATGCACTAGTTGATGCTGGTTTAAAAGCTGGTGATGAAACAACTCGAGTTGCTATTGAAACTCTAGTAACTACTAATATGGTAACTGTCGCTGGCGAAGTAAAAAACTTCAACGTAACGCGAGATGAAGTTGCTGAAATTATTCGTGGTGTGGTTAAAAATATTGGTTACGAGCAAGATGGGTTCCATTGGGATAAATTAAAAATCTACAACGAAATCCATTCTCAAAGTGCTGATATTGCTCTAGGCACAGACAACTTTGGTGCAGGTGATCAGGGCATCATGTTTGGATATGCTTGCAATGATAACGATGCTTATCTACCAGCACCTATCTATTTTGCTCACGAGATTTTAAAAGATCTAAGAGCTGAAAGAGAAATCACAGGTATTCTAGGCCCAGATGCTAAAGCACAAGTAAGTGTTGAATATGAAGGCGGCCGAGTTAAACGTATTGATCAAATTGTTATTAGTACTCAGCATGCAGAAGGTTGTATAGAATCGGCGCGTGACTTATGTAAGCAATCGGCAATGAATGTACTTAGAGACTTGATTGATGAAAATACTGTATGGCATCTTAACCCTACTGGTAATTTTGTCATTGGTGGACCTGATGGTGATGCTGGTGTTACTGGACGAAAAATCATTGTGGACACCTATGGGGGTTTTGCTCCTCATGGTGGTGGTGCTTTTAGTGGCAAAGACCCGACTAAAGTAGATCGAAGCGCAGCTTATATGGCACGCTGGTTAGCAAAGAATGTAGTAGCAGACGAAATGGCTGATTGGTGCCAAATCCAATTAAGCTATGCTATTGGCATTAAAGAACCAACGAGTATCTATGTAGAATCAAATGGCCACAACCGTTCAATACAAAAATTTATTGAAGAAAACATTGATTTAACTCCGTACGGTATCATAAAAAGATTTGACATGTTCAACTTTTCAAGTTATAATAGTAACTGTACATACGGACACTTTGGCAATAAAGACGTTCCTTGGGAACAAATAGGCTGGAATTTATGATAATTTTATTTAATGGGCCGCCAGGATCAGGCAAAGATCACGCAGCTGATTATTGTAAAAAATACGGTTTCAAACATCTATCGTTTAAGTATCAGTTGTTTAAAGAAACAATCAAGTACTTCAATGTAGAAGAGAAGTGGTTTATGGATGGTTACAATGACCGTTCTCAGAAAGAAGTAAAGACCTCAGAGCTTGGCAACATGTCTCGTCGCGAAGCTATGATTTACGTTTCAGAAGAAAAGATCAAACCTCGTATGGGATTAGATTACTTCGGTAAATTAGTAGCAAACGAGATCGATTTTGAAATAGACTACTGCATTTCAGATGGTGGCTTTATAGATGAGTTAATCCCAGTAGTTGAAAAAGTCGGTAACGATAACTTCATCTTAGTACAACTTACGCGTGACGGCTGTGATTTTTCATCAGACTCTCGTAGGTATTTTGATGGAAATGTTATACAAGAATACACACTTGGAAGTGAGACTGAAATAGAAAATAAGTATGTGTTGCCTCATAAGTTTAATGTAAGCACATATAGAGTCCATAACAATGGAAGTGTTGCAGAGTTTGAAGAAGCGCTGGAAGACATCTTGTCTTATATTTGAAAACAATATAAATATTAATGTGAATTAGGAGCTATACTATGATGAATCAAGAAGAAATTAAAAAAGCACTACAAGAAGGCGTTTGTACTGTTACGTTTACGAAAGTAAATGGCGACGAGCGTGTTATGTCCTGCACTACTAAAGAAGATCTTCTTCCTGCAAAACCTGCGCAAGCAGTAGGAGCTGAAGAACCTGTCGAAACAAAAACCAAAAAACCAAATCCAGATGTCCACGCTGTATATGACGTTAAAGCTGAAGGCTGGCGCTCATTTCGTTGGGATTCATTAAAAGATTTTGGGATGGAGCAATAGTTAAATGAGTATGATATACAAGGGTGATGTTGTAGAAACCGATCTATCTAAAAATTCTAACGGTGGCACTGAAATGATGCGCCAGCGTCTATTAGATAATGTCAGTAAAGAATTACTAGAAGGTTTTGCAATCCACTTTTCCCGCCCAAGGGAAATCCCAAGTGATGTAAAGAATATTATGTACTGCCATGATTTGGCTGAAGATCCAGAGAACGCAGTATTGATGGATGACGGCTGGAAAATTTTTGATCAGCTCGTTTTCGTAACAGCTTGGCAACGTGATCAGTACATTGCTTACTTCAAAATTCCGTATTCTAAGTGTACTGTTATTCCAAATGCTATTGAAAAGCGTTATGAAGCAGAAGAAAAGAATACTGAAACTATTCGATTCATCTACCATACTACTCCACACCGTGGTCTAGAACTCTTGATACCAGTGTTTGATGCTCTGTCTAAAGAATATCCAAATATTCATCTTGATGTATATTCGTCCTTTGCTGTTTATGGATGGCCACAGCGCGATGAGCCGTACAACGAGTTGTTTAAACAGATCCACGAGCATCCTAATATGACTTATCATGGTTCAGTTCCCAATGAACAAGTTCTTGAAGCTTTGGATAAAGCACACGTTTTCTTGTATCCAAACATCTGGAAAGAGACATCGTGTATTGCTTTGATTGAAGCTATCAGAAGTGGTGTGATTTGTATTCATCCTAATTATGGTGCTTTGTCAGAAACATCAGCAAATGCTACTATTATGTATGATTACAACGAAGATCCAGCTAAGCATGCAAATCTTGCTTATGCTATCGGTAAGAGTGTGTTAGAGCATCAAAAGAACGATCCTATGTTTATCAATCGATTTACACGATCTGATCGTTTTGGGCTTGTTCCTAATGATATTAATACCTTCGGTAACCTTTGGACTAAGCTTCTTAGACATCAATCCGTAATCGAATAAAAAAAAAGAGTTGACATTTCAATCTACATGGACTATAATAGACATGTAGATTAAATTAAAATGAGAAATAAATTATGGCTATCTTAGTAGATTACAATCAAGTTATCCTAGCTTCGCTATTTGCAAGCATAGGCAATCACACAGATGTGGCGGCGGATGAAAATATCATCCGTCACATGTTCCTCAATTCAATTCGTTCAAACCGCAAAAAGTTTAGCAAAGAATATGGTGAAATTGTTATTTGTGCAGACGGTAAAAATACCTGGCGCAAAGAAGCATATCCTTATTACAAGGCTAACCGTAAAGCTGGTCGAGATAAGTCAGGTATGGACTGGGGTGCGTTGTTTCAAATTATGAGTAATGTTCGTGAAGAAGTTGCTGAGTTCTTTCCGTACAAAGTAATCCATATTGACCGCTGTGAAGCTGATGATATCATCGGTACAGTAATTCACGAGCATGGTTCTGAACTGAATATTGGCTCAGAAAAATTCCTTGTTCTTTCTGCCGATAAAGACTTTATTCAACTACAAAAATATGCAAACGTAGATCAATATGACCCTATTCGCAAGCGGTGGCTTCGTGATGATCGTCCTGAACAATACTTAGAAGAGCATATCCTTAAGGGTGATACTGGTGATGGTGTACCAAACATCTTGTCTCCAGATAATTGCTTAGCTATTGGCGAACGTCAAAAAGCAATGACTCAAAAGCGTTTAGCATTGTATAAGCAAGGCCCTGAAGCTATGGACGAAGAAACTCTTCGCAGATTTCATCGCAACAAAATGATGATTGACCTTACTCAGATTCCACAGAAGTATCAAGATCAAATTTTAGAAGAATACAATCAAGAAAAAACAGTTGGTCGTGGACAGCTATTTAACTACTTTGTTAATAAAAAGCTAAAACACCTAATTACAGATATACAGGACTTTTAAAAATGGCAGTAAAAATTTCTATCTCAGAAATTATCAGTGGAGCAGCTTCTAAGAAGACAACTGAAGAAAAAGTTGATTTTCTTAGAAGTAACGATACACCAGCTCTTAGAGCTGTGCTAAAATATACATATGATAATAATATTGAATTTTTGATTCCAAACACTCCTCCACCTTGGAATAAGAATGAATTTGAAGACGAAGCAAAAGCTCTTCTATATCGAGAAGCTCGTCGGCTTAAGATATTCATTAAAGGTGGTGGGTATGATACCTTGAATCAAATCAAACGTGAAACACTGTTTATAAACCTTCTAGAAGATGTCGATAATGATGACGCAGAAACACTCTGCCAAATGATTACAAAGAAGCCATTCAAAGGGCTGACTAAAAAGACAATTCAAGAAGCATTTGCTGACTTAATCGAAGAGTAAAAAGGTACTTAACATGAGTAATAACCGCATCAAAAAATTCCGCGAAGCTTGGGAAGACGATGAGTGGGGATCAGATGATCAACGATCCAAAGGCAAAGAGAAGAAGAAACGTGATCGCAAGGCTGAACGTGATCGCAAGTTTTCTGATCGGTGGTATGATGATGACATGAACATTAAGAACAAACAGTAGTGTTATCAAATAAGATGTTCTTATAACAAAATGATCTAAGAACATCTTATTAACTGTTGACACCATAGTCCTTTTTTGATATAA